GGGGCCGGGACGCCGCTGACGAGGGCAGCAGCGGCGACTAACGCGGTGTGCGGGCCCACCCCACCTGGTGGGGGCGCCAACCGGGGTGGGCCCGCACCCGCACCACCCACACTCCAGCCCAGCCCCCTGGGAGGACACCCGCCATGGCCCTCACACCGGCCGTCACCGCATGGCTCAAGGGCGAACTCGGCGCCAGCGTCGACCTGGCCGACCTCGACACCCGCTACCAGCGCCTCGGTACCGCCCGCGCCGTCGCCCTCGAAGTCCTCCGCGAGCGCCTCGCCGACCTGCGTGCCCAGCCCGCCACTGTCAACGTGTCCGGTGTCGTCGCTGTCGGCATCGCCGAGAACATCAAGGCCTACGAGCGGCAGATCGCCGCCCTCGAGGACGGGCAGCCTCCCGCGCCCGACGATCCGGCAGACGTCAGCCTCAGTGACAGCCTCGGCCTGCTCTACTTGCGTGAGAGGCCCCGCCGATGACCACTCCCGTCCGGCGCCGCGGCCGCACCCTGCGCCAACGCCTCCTCGGCTACATTACCGACGCCGTCGGCCGGCTCCGCGCCGCCTGGTCCATCCTCACCGTCGCCCAGACCCGGCTCCTGGCCGCGCTCGCCGCGATCCGGCCCGGCCGCACTGCCGGCCCCGCGCTGCGCACCGCGCTCGCCGGGTTCAACATGTCCCTCGGCGCGTTCGCCCGCGCGGCCGGTGCCTTCGCCGAACGCTGGGCCAGCAGCGACCTTCCCCTCATCTACCGGGAAGGCGCCTGGACGATCCTCGACAACGCCGACCGACCCAACCGCCTGTTCCAGTGGACCGACCGGCACCGCGCCGCCATCACCGGCCTGTCCGCCCAGTACTACGCCGACCTCACCGGCCGCATCACCGAAGCCCTGCGCCGCGCCCGAGCCTTCCTGCGCGCCGCCCAGGACGCCGCCCGCGGCCCCGCCGACCGGCTCGACGTCGCAGCCCTGCGCCGCGACCACCCGCTGGACACCATCGTCTACGCCAACAACGCCCGCCACCCGGTTCAGGCGTGGGCCCGCGCGTCGATCACCTGGCAGGCCGTCACCGCCGCCAACACCGCCGCGGCCCGCACCGCCCTGGACGAACTCGGCACCGAGTGGGTGGAGGTCCGCGACGGCGCCGACTGCGGATGGGCCAGCCACGATGACCCCGACCGCGCCGACCGCACCCTGCGCACCGTCCAGGACGCCCTCGCCCACCCCACCGCACACCCCCACTGCCAGCGTGAGTTCCTGCCCCGCCTGGACCTCATCGGCCGAACCGAGATCCGCTCCGGAGCCCTGCTGTGACCGCCGCTACCGCCCCCATCGCCTACACCGTCCACGACGGCCGCGGCGTACCCGCCACCTGGCGTCGCGACCTGATCGCCGAATGGCTCACCGCCAACGGCATCAACCCCGACCACGTGCACGCGGACGACCCGATCCGTGTCCTCACCGTCCCCTACCGGCCGCCCGAGACCGCCGACGACGGCGCCTGGCTCATCCAGGTCATCGTCCTCACCGAGCTGTACACCGGCCCGGACGGCACCCGAGAGGTCAACCTGATCACCGGCAAGCCCGTCGCCTGCCAGCGAACCGTCCCCCTGCGCGTCCCCTTCCCCACCGACCCCATGGCCAGCAGCACACAAGAGGGGGCGACCGCGTGAGCGAGCAGCCCGCCCAGCCGCAGGTGCACGGCGTCCGCATCGACGCCCAGCCCGGCTACGCCACCATCGCCATCGACGGCACCCCGCTGCCGGCGGGCACCGTCACCGGCTACGTCCTCGAGCACTCCATCCACGAGGCGCTGCCCATGCTCATCCTCCACACCCGGCAGCCCGAGGGGACCATCTGGGACGGCCTCGCCCGCACCGCGGTCGCCGACCCCCGCCAGGACACCACGGCCGCCATCACACGCTTCCTGGCCGCCGTCGACCCCGCAGCCCTCGAGAACGCCGCCCTCAACCGGCACGACCTGGGAACCGGGCAGTACGACCTGACCCGGGCCATGCTGCGGCAGCTCGCCGACTGGGCGCGAGGGGAGCAGTAATGGCCGGCCTGGACGACGCCCTCGCCGGCGCCACACGGTGGATCGAAGTGAACCTGATGGTCGACACCGTGCGCATCGTCCGTCCCGCGGCCGGCGACCCCGTCCTGGACCCGGCCACCGGCAGGCTGACGTACCCGCAGCCCGCCCTGGTGTACGAGGGCAAAGGGGCCGTGCTGTCGTCCGGCGCCCCGGGCGGCATCAACGCGCTGCCCGGCTCCACCCTGCCGTGGCGGGAGGAGACCATGTCCCCGGCGCGGCTGCTGACCCCGTTGGCCGCGCCGATACCGGCCCGCGACGACATCGTCACCGTCGTGGCCGTCCACAATCCCGCCAACACCGCCCTGCTGGGCCGTGAGTGGTTCTGCCAGGACCCGGGCCGGGCCTCCACCGTGGAAGTCGTCCGTACCACCCCGCTGGACATGAAGCAGGCGCCCCGCACCCAGGGAGGCGGATCGTGAACCTGGAGGAGATGGCCGACCGGCTGGAGTCGGCGGCCCAGCGGATGGGCGAGGTCACCGAGCAGCGCATGCGGCACGTCGGCACCCTGGGGGCTGCACGGATCCGGCAGAACGCCTCCGGCCGGCCCGGCCCGAACGTCATCACCGGCGCCTACCGGTCCTCCTGGCGGGCCGAGACATCGGGCATCCCGTACGGCGCGGAATGCGTCATCGGCACAAACGCCCCCCAGGGACGGCGCCTGGAGTTCGGGTTCGTCGGCCCGGACTCCCTAGGCCGCGTCTACAACCAGCCGCCCTTCCCGCACGTACAGCCCGCACTCGGCTTCATCGAGGACACGCTCCGCGAGCAGATGCGTAGCGTCGTAGAGGAGCTGCTGGGTGATTGAGAAACGACTCGTCACGAACTGGGTGGAGACCACCCTCGCCGCGGCCTCCGCGATGCCGGTGGGCCGCGGCCGGGCACCCACCACGGGCGACAGCCCGCCCTACTACCTGCTGTACAGCGTCGACACCAGAGTTTCCGGGGCGCCCTTCGTCGATCGCAGCGAGGACGGCTCCTTCGTCTACCAGATCACCTCCGTGTCCGGGCCCGACCCGGCCATCCCGCAGTCCACCGCCGACCTCGACCAGCTGGAGTGGATGGCCGACAAGGCCCGCACCGTCTTCCTCGGCCGGAACCCGCAAACAGGCTCGTGGCTGTACCCGTTCACCGTGCCCGGCCTGTCCTGCACGGCCCGGTCCTTGGAGATCGAATGGGGTGCGATGCCGGGGGGAACACCCGAGCAGGAAGCTGCAATCATGACCTATGTGCAGCGGTTCAGGTTCAACCTGACCACCGCCTGACCCCTGACTGGGGCGGGCACACCGCACCGCGGCGGGACCCCACGCGGACGCCACCACACCGGTGGCCGCCACACCAGACACGTGTAGCAAGGGGCCCCACGTCGGCCCCGATCCGCGAGGGGCCACCACTCATGGCACGCTTCAACCGCAAGGGCACCAGCCGGTTCCATTTCCTTCCGACCATCGCCGCCGAGACGCTCATCCCGACCGGTGCCGAGATCAGCGCCGGAACCGACTACTCAGGGCAGATCACCGCGGTCGACGGATTCAGCATCGAAAACACCCCGATCGAAACCCCGGACATGGCCAGCACCTTCGTGTCCAAGATCGGCGGCGACGACTCCGCACCGGACTCCTCCTGGACGATGTACGAGGACTCCACGGCCGACGACATCGAAAACGACCTCGCCAAGGGCACATCCGGCTACGTCGTCATCTTCTCCAAGGGCCTGACGACCGGCGCCAAGGGCATGGACGTCTTCCCGGTCACGGTCGTGTCCAACTCCAAGGCGTACACCGCGGACAACGAGGCCGCGCAGGTGACCGTCCAGTTCACGATCACGTCTCGCCCGCTGCTCAACGGCACCGTGCCGACCCTGACCTGACCCCGGCCACCAGCCCCCGGCCGGGCCCGTGGCGTGACACGGGAAGGGCGCTGCGCGCGCCCGGCCGGGCCTTCCCGAAGGACCGACCATGACCACCCAGTGGGAAGCGCTCGAAAAGCGCCTGGACAACGTCAAGAAGCCCATCAGCACCCTCGCCCTGTGCGACGACCCCGACATCCGCGCCGCCTACCTCACCGCGAAGCGGGCAGCCGAACGCGCCGACGACTACCTCAAGGCACTCCCCGAGGACGCCGACTCCCGCGACCTGGCAGCGAAGCAGGCCAAGGAAGCCAAGGCCGCCCTCGACAAGGCACGCAAGGCGTACGACGAGCACACCGTCGTCCTGCGCTTCACCGCGCTGGAGCGCCGGGAACTCGAGGCGCTGCAAAACCAGCACCCGGCCGACGAGGAAGACGAAGCCAAGGGCAACGACTTCGCCTTCGACACGTTCGCGCCGGCCCTGATTTCGGCCGCATCGCTGGATGGCATGCCTGTGGAAGCCGCCGCCCGCTACCTGAACTCCTGGACCGCCGCGGACTCGTTTGCGCTGTGGCAGGCCGCCTGGTCGATCCAGCACACCCAGCGGACCGACCTGGGAAAAGGCTGATCGAGGATGAGCGGTTCCGCGCCGAGATGCAGCTGTGCCGGGACTACCGCATCCCGCACAGCTACTTCCGCGGGCACGGCGACGGCACCTGGAGCGACCTCGACCGGCGCAAGGCCCTCGCCTACGAGCACTACCTCAAACAGGTCTGCCCCTCCTGCGGCACCCGCGCCGACGAGTGGGACGAGCAGGTCGGCGGCGACGAGGACGCCTACCGGGCCATCACCCACCGCTGTATCGGCTGCCAGCTCCTCGCCGACAAGCAGAAGACCGTTCCCGCAGGCGACGAAGGGCACGGCGTGAAAGTCCTCCTCATCCCGACCGCCGTCCACGAAGCCATGCGGTTCGCCCGCACCCACCACCACTAGACCGGAAAGGAGCCCGGCATGTCCGAGTGGAATTTGTCCGTACGCCTCACCGGGCAGGGCTCCAACCTCTCGCGCACCCTGCGCGGTGCTGCCCGGGATGCGCGGGCCGCCTCGGGCGAGGTCGACGAACTGCGGCGCAGCGTCGCTTCACTGCGCGCCGAGACACGGCAGAGGATCCGGATCGGCGTCCAGGTCGACAGCAGCAACTTGCGCGACGACGTCCAGGCCGCTATCAACGGGGCTGGGAACGGGCAGGGCCTGGCCGTACGCCTGCGCCTGACCGACACCATGCAGCTGCGCCGCGATGTCGCCGACGCGGTCCGCTGGGCGTCCATGGGGCACCGCATCGACATCCCCATCGGGCTGCGCGACCTCAACGGTCTGCGCGCCGAAGTGACTGCCGTGGTGCGCGCGGCCGCTCTCGGTCAGTCCCTGAACATCCCGGTCACGCTGAACACCAACAGCCTGCGCCCCGCCCTGACCCAGCTCACGTCGAACCTGAACCAGGCCGGCAACGCCGGTCATGACGGCTTCCAGACGTCTATCCAGGACCTCGGCTTGCTGGCCGCCGCGCTCCTGCCGGTCGCGGCCGCCGCCGTGCCGGTCGCCACCCGCCTGCTGGCCGCGGGCGCCGGCGCGACCGCGTTCGGGATCGCGATCGCCGGGCAGATCGCGACCCTGTCCGAGGCCGCGGACGCGCAGAAGAAGTACGAGGAGGCCGTAGAACAGCACGGAGCGGCGTCCACCGAGGCCGCGACCGCGTCCGAGGCCTACCAGATTGCTCTGAGCAAGCTCCCCAAAGCGACCCGGGAGACGGCCGCCGCGTTCACCGTCCTCAAGGAGGACTACCAGGCGTGGTCGGACGCGCTCGCCGACACCACCATGCCGGTAGCCACCAAGGGCTTGCAGATCATGGACGCGCTGCTGCCGCACCTGACGCCGTTCGTGGAGGGCGCGGCCGGCGCGTTCGACCGGCTGATGACCGCCGTGGGCGGCGGAGTCAACAGCGCCGGCTTCGAAGACCTCATGGACAGCTTCTCCGAGGCGTCCACTGATGCCCTCAACGAAATCGTCACGGACATCATCCGCCTCAGCCAGGCCACCGACTCCTTCACCGACGGCGACGACGTGCAGCAGTTCCTGGCCTACTGCCGGGAAAACGGGCCACTCGTCGCCGAGACCCTGAAGAACCTGACGATCGCCCTCATGCACGTCCTGACCGCGGCGTCCGGGTCCGGCGTCAGCATCCTCACCCTCGCCAACGCCCTCGCCAAACTCGTCAACGCCGTGCCGTCCGAAGCGATCGGCGTCTTCCTGCAGCTGTACACGGCGATGCGGCTGCTGCGTATCGGTATCGCCGGGGTCACCGCGGTAACCGGATCTCAGGCCGCGGCCGGCCTGGCCGGGTTCGTGCGCTCGGCCCGCTTCGGCGGGGTCGGCCCGGCCATCGCCGGTGTGGCGCAGCGCATGACCACGCTGCAGAAAGCCGCCGGCGGGCTCGGCATCCTCGGCGCTGTCGCCATCGGTATCGAGGAACTGTCCGACAGGGCCAAGGGCGCCCCGCCCAACGTGGACCGCCTGGTCACCTCCCTGAAGGAGCTGGCGGCCACCGGCGAGACCACGGGCGAGCTGGAGGCCACGTTCGGCAGCATCGACGGCTTCGTCAGCAAACTGAACCGGCTGGACGCGCAGCAAAAAACCCTGGACCGCGGCTTCGAATGGCCGAAGAAGATCGCAGGTGTCGGCCCGATCATCGACACCGTCACCCCGCGGATCGACAACCTGCTCAACAAGGGCGACTCGATCGAAGCCCTCGAGGACGACTTCGCGTCCTTCGATCAGGCCTTCGCGCAGCTGGTGTCCTCCGGTCACGCCGACCTGGCCGCGGAGCAGTTCGCCCGCTACGAAGCCGCGCTGAAAGCGTCGGGCCGCAGCCAGGACGAGATCAACGCGCTGTTCCCCGAGTACACGGCAGCGGTCGCCGACTTCGCTGTCGAGCAGGAGATCGCCGCGCAGAGCATGGGCCTGTTCGGGCGGGCCGCGATCGACACCCAGGCCAAGCTGGACGCCCAGCGCAAGTCCGCCGACGGTCTCCGGATGTCGATCCTGGCATTGAACGAGGTCAACCGGGCGGCCGGCAGCGCAATGAGCGCCTTTGAGCAGTCCATCGACGACGCCACGAAGGCCGCGAAGGACCACGCCGGCGTGCTGAAGATGCGCGACGGCGAACTCGACCTGGGATCGGAGAAGGCCCGCGAGGCGGAGAAGGTCCTCTCCGACCTCGCGGCGAACACGGACCAGGCGGCCAGCAAGGCCCGCGAGCAGGGCAAGTCCTGGGAGTACGTGCAGGGCATCATGGCGCGCGGCAAGGAGGAGTTCGTCACCGCCGCGCAGAACATGGGCCTGACCAAGCAGCAGGCCGAGGCGCTGGCCCAGGCGTACCTGAGCATTCCCGACAGCAAGTCCACCACGGTGGAGATGAAGACCGAGGATGCCATCGCCGGTCTGGACGCCGTCATCGCCGCCATCCAGAAGACACCCGGTAAGAAGTCCGTCACGGTCGATGCGCTCACCGACAGCGCCATCACCATGCTGGAGAACCTCGGCCTGAAGGTGAGGCGGCTACCCAACGGCAAGTTCGAGGTGACCGCCGCCACCGCGACCGCCCAGGACAGCCTGGCCGCGGTGCAGACGGCCCGTGACGGCCTGAAGAGCAAGAACATCACCATCGACGCCAACCCGGCCTCGTTCTGGTCGGCGGTGAGCGGTCTGATCGGGAAGGTGCTGGGCACGTCGTACATCAACGTGCAGCAGCGGGCGGTGGAGTCCAACCTCCAGCCGCGGTTCCGCGCGGACGGCGCGGTCGTCGACTACTACGCCGAGGGCGGGATGCGTGCCCGCTCGGAGAATCACGTCGCGCAGATCGCCCCGGCCGGCTCCTGGCGGGTGTGGGCGGAGCCGGAGACCGGCGGTGAGGGCTACGTGCCGTTCGCGCCCTCCAAGCGGGGCCGCTCCCGCGTCATCACCGAGGAGATCGTGCGCCGCCTGGGCGGCGACCCTTCGGGCATCCAGTGGAACGCTGATGGCTCCGTCACGGGCTGGCGCTACGACCCGCAGAGCGGCTCTTTGTACTCCCCGTCCGAAGCCGGGCAGGCCGGCCACAAGACCCGCAAGGTGAAGGTCAAGGTCAAGGGCAAGGTGACGACGAAAGACGTCGACTACTTTGACCTGGGCGCGGTGGAGAAGCGCCTCAAGTCGATCAGCAAGCTCACCATCGGCTGGAACAACGACCTGCAGACCGTCGCCGACCGGGCCGGCGGGGACGTCGCCGAGGCGCTCGCCGCGATGGGCGAGGACGGCATGGCCCTGGCGCGGAAGATGGCGCACGGGTCGACGAAGTACATCAACGAGATGTCCGCTGCCCTGCGCAACCTGCAGCGGACCGCGAAAGCGTCACTGACGGACTACACGCGGCAGCTCGGCAACGCGAACAAGCTGAACAAGGACTTCGCGGACGATCTGGCCCGCCTGGCGGGCATGGGCTATGGAGACCTGGCCGCGCAGCTGGCCGCGCAGAACGACACCGCGGCGCAGCAGCTCGCCGACGCCGCGGTCAAGGATCGCCGCAAGGCCGCCGCCGCGAACACTCAGGCCAAGGCCGCGAACCAGGCACTCACCGCCGACCAGGTGCAGGCCTTGGTGCAGATCATCGCGGCGATCACCACCAACAAGACCGGCATCCACGACGTGGCCGCGAAGACCGGGCTCGGCGAAGACGAGATCATCGCGGTCGCCAACAAAGCGAAAGGGCAGATCCAGTCCAGCCTCGGATCCCGCGCTACCCGGTTCCTCGCCGACCTGGGCAAGGCCAACAAGCACATGGCGTACGCCGACGGCGGTATCCGCGCCGGCCTGTACGCCACCCGCGGCGGCATCATCCGCTTCGCCGAGCCCGAGACGGGCGGAGAGGCTTTCCTGCCGCTCAGCCCCAGCAAGCGCCGTAGCGCGCTGCCCGTCCTCGCCGACGTCGCCCACCGCTTCGGCCTCGGCCTGACCGACGCGCAGGCCAGCCGCCCGGTCGTCATCGTCCGCGAGGGCGGCGACACCCACGTCACCGTCACCGCCGTGCGTACCGGCGCGACCGCGTCCGACATCGGCGCCCAGGTCGGACGCAGCGTCCGCCGCG